ATTCATAATGCTGATGTCCCAGGTTCAAGTCCCGGTGTAGCCACCATACAAAACAAAGGGTTAGCGAAAGCTAGCCCTTTTTTGTTTTGGCCGGCAGACTACAAACCGACTACATCCTGTCTACGCGCCGCAAACAAACCCCATGAATGTCATTCCGCAGGGGGGTTCTCAGAGCGGTCGGCCGTGTCTCTTTCCTGCCTCCCCTGTTCCTCAATCCAGCCTCAAAGGTCACCCAATGGAATCTCACGGGATGGCTCGTTGGCTCGCTCCTTCACACGCTGAACGAGAAAAGCATCGTCCTGGGCCTCGATCGTCGCGAGAACTACCAGCGGCTTGATGTCGTGCTCAATCTGTTCCCCGCTGGCAGCGTAGGCAGTTGCCAGGGCGTATTCACTTTGCAGGTTCATCCAGAACTGGGCGGACGTATCGAAGTAGCGTCCCAGGCGGATAGCCATGTCTGCCGTGATCCCGCGACGCTCACGGACGATATCGTTGACGGTCGGTGCCGAGACATTGAGGGCACGAGCCAGCGCAGCCGGAGTGATGTCCAGCTCCTGCAGGAACTCTTCGCGCAGAATTTCCCCTGGATGGATGGGGCGCATACCGTTGGTTGTCATGGTCCACCTCCCTCAGTGGTAATCCACTATCTCGACCTGCGTGGGGCCTGCATCCGTCCAGACGAAGCAGATGCGCCACTGGTCGTTGATCCTGATGCTGTGCTGGCCAGCTCGATTGCCCTGTAATGGCTCCAGGCGATTGCCCGGTGGAGAGCGCATGTCTCGAAGCTCAGTGGCAGCATGCAGCATCAGCAATTTGCGGGTTGCGACGTTGAGAATCGCACTCCACCGCTTGGAGGTTCCCGTCTCGAACAACGAGCGGGTCTCTTCGCATCTAAAGCTCAGGATCAATTTTAATCCTTAACGTTAAGCGTTAACGTGATCTGAGGATACCAGAGGACGAGCCGGGGTCAACTGGTAGCCCGACTGAGTGAGCGGAGAAAAACGCATTGCGGACTCCAGGTGCTCTGGCGACAGGTGCGCATAGCGCATGGTCATTGTGATCGACGAGTGCCCCAGAATTCGCTGCAAAGTCAGTATGTCCCCTCCTCCCATCATGTAGTGACTGGCGAAGGTGTGACGGAGGATGTGGGTTAGCTGGCCCGGTGTTTGGAATCCACAGCGCTCATAAGCACAGCGAAAGGCGGCCCTGCAGGACATAAACAGGCGGCCCGTTCCAGGCATACCCACCTTGAACATCAGTTGCTCCAGCTCTGCCGGGATCGGCACAGATCGGCTCTGACGGTTCTTGGTCCGGTGGTAGTGGACCTTTCCTCCATGCACTGCGCCACGGGCGATACTCTCGGCCTCATCCCAGCGAGCACCTGTAGCGAGGCACAGCAGTGCAACCGGGTAGGTGTGGTTGTTCGTGCTGGCCTTGCACTCCTCAAGCAACTGGGCGACCTGATCCAGGGTGAGGAAGGTCAGTTCGACCTGATCAGTCTTGATCTGCCGAACGTTGGCCAGTGGGTTCGCCTTGTGCCATGAGCCGAGGCGGATCAGCTCGGAGAAGATGGCCGACAGGTAACGCTGTTCGTGGTTGACCGTTTCCGGCTTCACTTCGGTCAGACGACGTTGCCGGTAGCGCGCCCACGCGAGCGAATCGAACTCGAAGGCCAGCGGATCTCCGAGGCGTTGGGCCAATGCTTCGCAACGAGCCAAGCGCTGCTTGCCGTCTTTCAGGGTGCAGCCGTGGAGGTCATACCAGACCTTTACCAGATCGGTGAGACGATCATCCAGCGGGCGGCCTGTCTCGCCTTTTACGGCAAAGAAATCCTGCTCGTAACGAATCGCGGCGGACTTGGTAGGAAATCCGTACTTCCTGACTCGACGACCGGAGCGACCATTCTCGTAGAAGTCAGCCGTCCAGGTCTTTCCCTCTTTGCGCGCCGTCATATCGCGTAGCCCCGCCTGATGTAGCGATCATTGATCAATCCAATGACGTGCTTTTCGAGGTCGCGAGTGCTGTAGCCCTTGGCCGTATAGTGGTCTTCGATCACGTGCCAGAAGGGAAGCGTTCTCCCGACCTCAAGCGCTTTTTTTGGCGGGATGCGCTCCCGTGCGATCAGGCTGGCGAATTGGCCCAGGAACATTTCGCAGTTCTTGCCGGAGAAGCCCTGGGCGGTCTTGTAGTAGCGGCGGTACTCGGTGCGCTCGATGAGCGGGTCAGCCTCCACCTGCACTTTGGTATCGAGGCTGATCAGCGACCAGAAGGCGTCGAAGATCCCTTCCCGGGAAATCAGCTTGTAGTTGTCGCAGGCGTACTGCCAGAGGCCCTGAAGGTGCGGGCAAAGGCCCTCATAGGTGCGGCAGCCGATCACCTCGCCAGAGGTCATCGTGGAGCCTTCGGAGAACTGCTGGACGATGGAGTGGTGGAAGCGGAACTCGATACGCCACACGGTTTCCAGTGGGTTGAAGGCGGGTTCGCCATCACCGAAGGGATCACCGTTGAGGGAGGCCCAGACGGATTCCCAATAGTCGAGTTTGTCGGTCGCTCTCGCCTGCAGCGTCTTGTTGTACAGGCACATCTGCAGGCCGTTGGCCGAGCCGAACATGAAGGTCTCACCACGCCCATACACCGAGGCGTTGCCGTCGAACTCGATGCGGTCGATACCGCTGATCTGGCGTACACGCCGGGACCGGCAGTGCATGCGATCCACGAAGTCTGCAGGCGGGGTCCAGCCCTGCACGTCGAGGGCGATATGGACGGCGCATTGGTTCACTTCACAGGCCGAGAGAACGCCAGCGGCCAGGTCATCGAGTACGCCCTGCAGGATCTTCGGATCGGCACCGTCCAGGGCGTGCGGGGAGACTTCGATCTTGAGGTGCGGGCCGATGTTCTCCAGCTTCACGTTATGGTTCTTGATCAGCAGGATCAGACCCATGTCGGCGTTCTGCAGGCGGTACTGGTAGCCCGAATCCCGGCCAATACGGCCTTTGGCCCATTTGTAGCCGGCGAAGTTGACGATATCTTCGGGCTCATCGAACAGCGCCATCACTTCCGGGCGGATCATGCCGTTGTACAACTGCCGCACGGTATCGACGCCACAGCGCAGCAGGCGCACACCCGACAGGTCGACAAATCTGCCGTTGCTCGGGTCCATGAAAATCCGTCCTTCGGACGACTCATAAAAGTCCCCGTTCTCCTTGAGGATCAGGCGGAGGGGGTGAATCGGCTTTTTCATGTTTATTACCCTTCAATGAGGTTTATTGAGGTGGGTGATCGCTAGTTATCCGACGTGTTACAGGGTCGTCGGCCGCGCCGCGCCGAGCGCCGTTTGCGGTTGGCCTCGTACCTCGGCTCAATCCGCAAAACGGCGCCGCCGCCGCGCTAGTTGCTGCGCCAGGGGCGCGCTGGGTACTCGCTGTCGGGGACGATGGTCAGTTGCGTCGCTGCGGGCTGCGCATCGGCCTGTAGTCGTTCGCTGGTGGGGGGTGGCAGCGGCGATGCGGCAACGGCTGATTGCTGCCCCGAGCGCGGATCGAGGCCGTTACGGTCGGGCAGCGTAGGATCGAAGTAGCCGTCCCTGGCGACGGTCAGGCAGAAGTCGAAGGCCGTCGCCACCTTGGTGCCCTGCTGCGTGTAGCACTGACAGGATTTACCGTCCTTCACGGTGTGTTGTGGTCGCCGGGCAACGAGGCGCGGGTCGCCGGTGGACAGGCAGTACAGCCGCGGGTGGGCAACGGGCTTGGTCAGTTCGTCGTACACCGGCGCCGAGGACGGCAAGTCCGGGACGCGAGGCTTGCGGCGTTCCAGGTACTGCGCGGGGGTGACAACCTTGGTCTCGCCATCGCCCGTGGGTTTGATCAGCGCGCCGACCGCCGAGGACACCTGATCGACCACGCCCTTGTCTGCGCCGTTCGGTGTCGTGGCGCCGGTCGCCGCGCTGGCCGGGGTGGCCGACTTGCTGCCTTCCGCGTAGCGCTCATAGGCGCGGTACACCATGAAGGCCGCGCCGATGATCACGGCCAGCGCCAGGATCATTTTCTTCGGCGGCTTGAAGGCGAAGTGGTGATTGGCCTTGGTGCTGGTGTAAACGCCGAAGTACTTCTTATCGAGCTTGAGCGTGGTCTTGTCGGCGTCCTTGAAGCTGGTCTTCTTCTCCACCGCTTCGATCACGGCTTCGGATTCGAAGCGCAGCAGTTGCTGACTCTTGAACACCCGCCAGTAGTGGATATGACCGTTGCACAGGCGGCGCAGATGCACGTCGATGTAGCGCGGGTCCTGGGTGACCAGATGCACTTCGTGGCCCTGATGGCGCATGATCTCGAAGCGGCTGATATGCTCCGGCGGTTTCTGCCGGGGGTCGCGGACGCCGAACCAGCCCTGGGCCTCATCCACGACGATGATCGCATCGGGTGGTAGTTCGTACCATTTGTACGGGTCGTCGAACCCGAACCACGCCGCCTGCAACTGGTCGGTCTTGAGGTCGGCCACGTTGTGGTAGTAGACGACCCGGCCTTCCCTGTGGGCCTTCTGATCGACTTCGCGGATGGTGTTGAGGGTCTTGCCGTGGCCGGGTTTGCCGGTGCGAATGTAGAGCATGGCGCATCCCCCTTAGGCGTCGATGTAGTCGCGGCCCGGAGGATTCCAGACCCGCTTGCGTTGTCTGCCGGAGGCCTTATCCATGCCGGAGAGCACCATGCGGGTGACCACAGCGGCGAGGAACATGTTGATGCACACATCGAAGTTAGCGAGACCGAGTATCTGCTGAATGGCAAGGCCCACGGAGCCCATCTTCGACTGGACGTAACTGCGCACCATATCCAGCAGCAGGTTGGAGCCGACATAAGTGACAAAGCCGACTCCGAGCGCTCGCAGAACCATCTTCACCAGCGGGCCGACGATCATGATCAGCAGCTGTACCAAGAACAGGAATTGCATCATTCACCTCCAAAGGCGCGGCCCACGTAGAGCGCGCAGAAGACACTGGTGCCGATGAGGATCAGCACACCGAGATCGGACGCAGCGGCACACAACGGCTCATAGGTGAACGCGAAGGTCCGACCGCCGTTGGTTCGCAGAGAGAAGGTCTTGTTGGGCGGGCAACTGGCGGGCAGGAAGCGCGTGCCGCTGTTGAGGAAGGACGGGGCCTCGACTTCGAGGTCTTCGGCTAGCTGGAACTTGTCACCCTGGACGGCGGCCTCGATTTCGCCCTTGTGCTTCTCGAAGTCGCCTTGTTTCTCCACCTCGCAACGCAGCTTCTTCTGCTGCTGGACCATCGCGCAGTCGATGGCGTCGCCTGCGCACTGGAGCGGCGCGTCGCAGTCGTCGGTGCCGGAGGCTTTTCGCTCGGGCTCTTCCTCTTCTTCCTTGTCTTCCTCGCCGGGCTTGTCGCTGGCCTTGCAACCGGTGCCGGTACAGGTAGAGGACTCGCCGCCGGAGGTGCCATCGGCATTGGTCTTGCTGGTGCCGTTGGTGACGCTGGTGGTCGAGGAGCAGGCGTTGACGCCGCTGCAATTCGTCGTTGTGGTGGTGGTCGTCGTGCTGGTGGTGGAGGAACCGTCGCTGGCCGTCTGTTCGCTGACCTCGGTCTTGGTTTCGGTTTCCTTCTTGGACGGGCTGGGCTTGCCCTCTGTGCAGCCGAACTGACCGTTGACCTCGCCGCACTGCATGTTGCCCGGCTCCTTGAAGGCATCAGTGGCAAGGCAGCTGTAGTGGGTACGACCTTCGGCGTCAGTGACCTTGTTGGTGCACTCGTTGGACTTTTCGCGGGTGGGTAGCGTGGCGGGTGGAACGTTGGGCGTGGGGTCGGTATTCGGACACGCGACGCCGTTGCCCCTGTAGCGAAACACGCAGAAGCCGGAGTTCTGATCGTCACCTTCCATGAAGCGATAACAGCGGCTGGGGGCTTCGCCGGTCGAGGCATATTGGCAGGAGCCTTGGCAAAGACTTCCCGGCGGTTCGGTGCGGGTGTTCTGCAGAACAACGCCGCCTTCGCTCAGGGTGCCGATCTTGTGTTGATGCTCCACCATCTGGCCGATGGTGGGTTCGCACTTGTCCGGCTCGGGAGCTTTGCATTCGCCTGCGGTCGCGTCATACAGCTGGGGCGCGGTACAGCCGTTACCGTAGCGAACCAATTGTCCTGAATGATCAGCAGTCTTGCCGGTGGACTTGGTAAGGGTCTGGTAGTAGCAAGTACCCGAAGAGCCAGACACTGAAACCGACAGCATCGTATCTACGTACAAACTGTCGGAGCGGTTCCAGTAGTCCAGCATCAGCTGACACGCCCCGGCGGGAGACGGGGACTTGGTGATGTTGTAGCCGTAGTACTGCCAGTAATAGTCCTCGGCCTGAGCGGTGCTCATCGTCAGTGCCAGCAGAAACAGGACCAGGGCACGCATGCTCAGACCCGCCCGAAGAACACCACGGCGAATGCCAGGGTGGTGACGATGAGGACAAACCACTGCACGGACATGGCGGGCTCTCCAGAAGAAGAACCCCGCCGGAGCGGGGTTCGGTGCTTCGGCTTTCAGGCCGGGTGGGGTTACAGGGCGCGGCGCATGTACTTGAACGCCGCAGCGGCGACCAGCACGGCGAACACGGCCCAGCCGATGGTGTTGGTGTCTTCACCGGCGGTGGTCAGCGCGGCGGTCGCTTCGGTCGGGACAGCGCCGTAGGCGGTGGCGGCCAGGGTGGAGCCGACAGCGGCGATACCCACCACCGTTTGGCGAGCGCGACGGCCGTAGCCTGCGGCGCGGTTTTGCAGCTGGGTTTTGAGTTGCTTCATGGGTGTTACCTCGCTTACTTGAGCAGTCGTTTCAGGACCAGGAAGCCGAAGGCGATGCAGAACAGCGCGAGTACATCGCCGCGCAGTTCCGCCACCTGATCCCAGGTGAGTGCAGAGCCGAACTCGCTCTGCATTTCCTCGCGGGTGAAGACCGTCAGGGTGCCGGTGCAAATGGCGGAACCATCGGCACCGAGCGCCCAGTTGCCGTCGCAGGCGAGAAAATTCATAGGAAGCGCGCCACGCCATCGACCCAGCCCCACAGGTAGCCGGTGGCGAGGCCCACGACGAAGAGGGAGAGGTACTTAGTCATGGCTGTGCTCCCGGATTAGCTCTTGGCCGAGTCGCCGGGTTTGTCGGCGGCGGTGGGTTTATCGGTGGTCGGCTGTTGAGTCGGGCGCTGGGCCTGCGGCTGAGCGGCGGGACGAGCGGTCGGAGTCGGTGCGCTAGCTTCTTTGCCCACGGCCAGTAGTTCGGTCAGCACTTGGGTATTGGTGGTGCGACCAAAGCGATCCTGGGTGGGGCGAACAACGCTGGCGAACTTGCAGAGCACCGGAGCGCCTTCGAAGACGATGGAATCCAACAGGGTCGGTTCGACGTTGTATTCGCTGATCTCGAAGCCCTTGGCGTTGCCGCGAGCGGTTTCCGGGATCGGGGAGATGGCCTGGACGCTGGCGAAGATCTCGCCGGACTTCGTGGAGGTGTAGGTATCGGTCTTGGTGACCCAGAGTTCGACTACGCCGCCAGTGGTTGCAAACATGTTCATCTGAAGCTCCTTTTGCCTTTTTCGGGCATGAGTTGGCCCGCTGCTGCAATTCGGCTTGTTTGCCGTTAATTCAGCGGGGATGGATAAGTGGTCATTTGCTGCCAGTCAGAACCGCTCTAAATAGAGGGTTTCAAGTAACTGACGGGATCTACTTCAACACAAAAACAAGCACAAAAACCGTCGATAGATATTTATCAAAATGGAACCTATCGCTCTGAAACAGCAAGGTTTTTCAAGGTTTAAGTGCCCCCTGACTGATAGGAGTTGTTAATCACACCAAGGGCTCTGCCCTTGTCATCCCGCTCTCGCCGCCGAGGGCTCAGGAGCGCGGGGCGGTGGAGCTGCCCCTCACTCCCGAGCGGAGGCTATTCAGGGCGGGGGACGGTCAAGGGTGCGCTTCGCCCGGCGCTCCGTTTGTCCGAACGATAGAGCGTGTTCGGACAAGCCGGTGCGGCGGCCCTGGACCTGATTGGCCCAGGTGGGGATGGTGTGGCGAGCGTGATAGCGGCCCACCAGCAGGGCGAAGACGATGAGAACGGACCAGAAGATCAGGTGCGGGATCGGGTTAGTGATCATGGCTCAGCCCTCCCACTCGAACGATTCGTGGATAGGTACGAAGGGCGTGGGTCTGCCGCTGTCGTAGACAACGTGCCAGTACTTCGGCGGACGGCGCGCGGGCATGTGTTTGTCGCAGGTAAAACCCCGTTCCACCCGGTAGGTCGAGTGGATCGAGCGCCACACTCCAGCGACCTTCGCCATCACGATAACTACGGTGAAGACGCGCGTAGGGCGGCATTCGGTGCATCGTGTGGATCGGCAGGGACTGGATTTCGCCAGTTCGCGACGGGACCAGCAGACAGAGCAGTCGCAGTCCAACGGATGCGGTCGGTGCAGGTACTTGCTCGGCAGCATCGGCGGGCACCTCCCCTTCGAAGCTCTGTTGAAGGCGGAAGACCAGTTCGGCGTTCAGGGAGCGAAGAGAAGCTTCGGCAGCTTGCTCAACCTGAGAGCGCAGAGCCGGAGGCATGCGCAGCTTGAACTGAGAGAAGGACCGGGCGTCATTCATCGTCGTAATCCCCCTGGCAGAAGATCGACTTCCCCCGGTCGAGGTCGCGGCGGATTTTGTGAAGGTTGATGACGCGGCGGCGGCCGATCTTGGCGGTCGGCACGGTCTTGGTTTCGACCCAACCGCGCACCACGTCTTCGGTGATCTCTTCCAGGCCCAGCATCTGAGCGAATACCGCCTGTGAGCAAAACGGCGCGGAGCGGAAATCCGTAACCTTTTCGACAGCTCCCGTGACCGTGAACCCCACAATTCCAGACTCTTCCATGAAATGCTCCTATAATCGCGCTTGAGTAAACGACGATTTAAATGTACCGGTTACATGTGCAATGGGTACATCTGAAAACCAATCAGTGCACTAGGGAAATTTCCGGTAGATCTGTATGAGTGAGGGAATTACAGAGAGGGGCCTTCAGTTACTGGAAATGGCCAGTATTAAGGCATTAGCTGACGCCGGAGAGACGGACTATGTTCGTTGGCAGAATATAAAGCGCGGAAGGTCCAGGTTAGGTGCCGACGAAATTGAGATATTGGGCAGGGTCTATCCACATTATCGTTGGTGGTTGATGACCGGCGAGGTACGCCTGGATATGCACCAAACCAGCCCAGCCTACGATTTAGCCAATGCAAGCTTGCACGAACCCAGCGCGGGATAGAGCTGACAAGGAAGGCAGCACTGCGCTGGTTTAGCCGATAGGACATACCATGAGATGGACTCGGTACGAAATAGAGCGCTCCAACTGATCCGAACGCTTGGTCCTAAGCATCTCAGTGAGCTCGGCGGAAAGAACTACGACCGCTGGAGAAATATCAGCAGTGGGAAGATCCGGATTAGTACTGAGGAGGTCGGCATCTTGGCCGACGCATATCCTCATTACGCGCTTTGGCTAATCTCGGGACGGACTGAGCCAGAGCATGGCCATCGCAGCCCTGAATATGACGAAGCTGATCGAAACTTGGCCGGACACGACGCGGGATAGAGATTACTCAGACGGTAGCTAGGCGCTGGTTCGCCCGAGAGAAATCCGCCAGGAAGGAATGAAGCAAAAGCACAGGCAAGCCTGCTACAGCTAGTAAGTCGGTGAAGCGCATGACCAGGGAATAGGTACCGCTCTCCGCATTTCAGTTTTTTCCGATTGACGCTGGATGCCGCGAGCATATGGTCTGGCTAAGCCCCTATTTGCCGGACTCAATCAACTCTCCGCTACAAGGACATGAATCAGATGAAAACCATACTGACCAGCCTGCCATCCTGAGCTGTGCCACCCTCGCATCCGCCGAAGAGAAAACCGCCCTCACCGAAGCCGCCGAGGCGATGAAACCCATTATCGAAGTCCCCGCGAACTACGTTCAGAAAAGCATCATGCAAAGCCTTGCCAACGGGAAAGGCCCGATGGCAGAAGGCTCCAGGAAAAACCTAGAAATGCAGGCTCAACGGAAGAAGGAAGCTAACCGAGGTGTGCGCAGGTCTATGAAGGAATGTATCAAACCAGGGAATGTCATCGATGATGATGTTAAAGAATGCACTGAAGGTTTACGCGAGAAAACATGGCAGCGCAGGCTTATTCATCTTCGGAAGACTGGACAAATGCCTCATACCACCTACTTGCACGAAATATCGCGAACGTTGCGCTAAACACAAGAACAATAGAGTACATAAAAATCAGGTACCCAAAAAACCAAAAAACCCTGTTCCCGCAATGCACTATCTGATAGTACAAACTTGGAAGACCTGGAATAGTAAATTGCAATGACTTGAAGGTCAGAGCCACAAGCAAGGCAAGTGCTTGCATAACTATAAAATGCACGAAGGCCGAAACCAGCGACATAAATGGAGAAACTTTTGCCGAGCTTTTCTTAGCTATAAATCGACTAAACCCAGAGTCCATCCCTAGAAACACTGCAAACCCGGCCAAAGTAAATCCCAAGATGGTAGGAATTGAAGATATAACAGTATCCCACCACCCCAAGCCGGACCAAGCCCCGTAGTTCAATACCGTCAAGGCAAAAGCTAGCCAAAAGTAGAAGGAAGAAAATAGCGCGCGGAATCCGCCATATCCTTCCCAGTACTTACCCCAGACCTTTCTAACGCCTTCGTAGTCTTTTCTTACCGAAAAGAAAATCATATTTACCTCAATATCTCTCTATTCACCTCATCAACCTTCTCATAAAACGCATCAAACTCAGACATTAAGTTTGGGTTGTATTTCGCAGTCACATGCAACGGAGTGTCCTTGGTTGAAAGAAACTGTTTAACATTATCCTCATCCTTGCCCTCAACCATAACATACCCATTCTCTTCTGCCACCCCCGCCAGGGCCCTAACATCTTCATCGATTATCAAACCAACGTTGTTTGCCTCCAAAAACTCCATTCGTTGAGTTTTCGCATTCATCTTATTTAGCCGCTCCAGGATATCTTCCTCGAGGTCCTCATGATCATCTGGATTTGGCCGATCAATCTCAAGCTTAAGCTTTGAAATTCTTTTCAAAGAAAGCATTACTTCAAGGCTATTGGGGTCAGGCTGTACAGTTATGCTCAGCTGACCAAACTCAGCAAACTCAGGCCGTGAAAAGATCTTCAAGAAGAAGTTCTTTACCAGATTGGGCGAAAGACTGTGCTTCGGCTTTCCACTAATGAAATAGAAACGATGCCCTTTCGGATAAAAAATATACTGAAATCGTTTGAAGTGCGGCTTCAAGTGCTCGGGTATCACTAACTCAGCCACATCTTCATTAGTAGCCTCATCCATATCCCTAAGATTAAACCAAGCCTCTGCCGCATCTAATTTCAAAAATTTATACAACTCCCCTCGAACACCATCCATCGGGTTATCTTTATTGAGATATCGACAAGAACCCAAAAGCAGAGCCTCATCTCCTCGAATCTTTGCATCAAATTTCCCATTAGCCATAAGTCGCAGCATCTCAACATACTTCAACGGAGTATGTGGCTGGAGAACAACATTTAATGCACTGATATGAATAGCGGAGGTGCGAACTCTAGGCATAGAACATCCCCATAAAAAAAGTTAAAGAAACCAATATCTTCAAACGTGAGGCCAAAGCGACTCAACATACGCCAACTCCGCATCGATCAAAGGCGCACCAATTGATGCCGCTGACACAAAAAGCTTAGAGTTCCTGACATCCAAGACCCCAAATTTTATATCAGGATATTCGGCCAGCGTAATCCCCATCAAGGATCCAACAATATCAACCCTCAACTTACTTAGCGGATCCGCCTTAAGATATAGTTTTATCACATGAGGTTCACCGTTAATAAGAAGCCCCAGCTCAGGGTTAACAGAGACAGAAAAATCGTTATAATTATAAAAATTGCGCGGCGGATCAAACCACTCTAACTCTTTTCTTCCCCACCATTTCCTATAGCCCTCGACCACCTCGGAATAGTTTTCAACTTTATGAGGAGGCAATGCAGCCAATATATCCTGAAGTGAATCCTTACCTTCCCCCTCCGAATGAATCTCGACGATCCCATCCCTAAATCTTTTATAATAGTCTGTAGCCGGCTGATAGGCGTCTCTATTTTTAATCTCCCGCACCTTAGTCGCTTTGGGTGTTCCCGCCTTAGAAACCAAATCAACCAAATCTGTCAAGGATAGAACAGGCATATTAAATATTCTCCTATCGTGCGCTGACAAAAAACGACACCATCCCCAATCACGCTATATTTCTAACACCCCGACAAACAGGAAAATTAGTACACCCCCAAAACTCAGAACCTATATTTGAGCCGCGTTTAGCTTTCCTAATAACCATGTGCTCATTACACACAGGGCAACGGGGTGCTGAGGACAGATCAGTTGCTTTGTCGGTATTCCTGCTCTCTGGAGCAGCAGGTGTGGCTGTCGATCGGTTAGAAATCCAACGTTTAAGCAGCGCCCCATCAACCAACTGGATATTGCGCCCTTCCGCAAACGCCTTAGCTTCTGCGGTGTATCTGCCCGAACTGACAACAAAACCTCCCGCAGCCCCTTCCGCAGCCATAACACCAAAAAACTCGCGGATCACCGTGACGCCAACATTAATGGCTTTCCACTGTTTGCACTGAACCAGATACTTGTCTGTTCCCAGGTGCAATACGAGGTCAACGCCGCCATCCGGCCCGTTGCCGCCCTTTTCGATAACGGTGAAGCCCTTGCGGCGGAAGGTCTCGCCCACCAGCTGCTCAAACTCGCGCCAGCTGATGCCATCAATGGTTTGCCCAGACTCTCTCGCATTCGCCACGTTTGCGCGCAACCGCTTACGTTCAGCCCTGGCAAGCACAGCGCCGATGGCGCCGATTACGAATACCGCAGGCAGCACAAACTGGCCGAAAAAGGCAAAGGTGCGGATAAGCTGACCAACAACAGACTGCCCCATCTGATGCAGATCCTTGGGAACTTCGGGTTGGCTGTTGGCGATAGGGTGAAGAACGAGCCAACTGCCCAGGGCAATGAGCAGGCTTACCCACCAGGGCAAGCGGCTGGCAATCTCTATGAGGTCCTCGATGAGCGAGGTTCTGCGGCGACGAGCCATCCCTGTCTCCCAAATACGCATCCATTCATGGCCAGAGGCCATACAGGGAAGCTAGCGCGAGACGCTAGTACCAGTAAAGACTCTAGGGTGACTACATAAGGCCAATTGTCAGAAACAGCCTGTTGAAGTGAGGTTTTGTCGCCTTTGAAAGGCCCGGTTTACAAGGCTTCGGGGTAGCGCGGGGTAGCTCTCATGCGATTCATAATGCTGATGTCCCAGGTTCA